CACTGTAGACCGTGGTGGCAGCGCTCAGGGTGGCGCTCGATGTGTACATGGGGATCTTCATAGTGTCCCCGGTCGAGGCGGTGAAGTTGTGCTCGGCAACCAGGATCTCCTGCTTAAACGACGTGGTCATAGCTTGGGTGATGGCCAATTTATAGTACTCCTTCTAGGTATCGAATGGCAACTTTGAGTACGTCCACCTTATCATCGAACATTCCCAGCGCACGGTTACACCGCCCGCAAAGAAGTCCCCTGACCTCACCTGTGTCATGGTTATGGTCAACGGCGAACTTACCTTTTCGGCCACCCGGCATTGTCACCTTACAGATGGCACATCCGCCACCCTGGTCCTCTAGCATCTGGTAGTAATCCTCGGGCTCGATACCGTAGTTCCGGCGGAGCTTGGAGGGCCACTGGATCCTCTCATAAATACTATGGTCGTCTTCCATGCTCTTTTTGGCCTCAGCCGTAGCGCATGCCTTGCACTTTCCGGCGGGATGCCCTTTCCGAGGACCCTTCGTGCGGATCGTAAACTCGATAATCGTCTTCTCCACCTTGCACCTAGGACACGTCTTCAGCCCGGTCTCACGCCATTCGCCCCGCTTCGCGATCTTCGGCACCGGACACACGCACGCCCGGCACACCGCCGACGGATACCCTTCCTGGCTCCAGTAGAAGCTCTCCTGGACAGGCTTGACCTCCCCGCACTTGGTGCAGGCTTTGGTGCCGGTGTCGCGCCATTGCGCGGCAGCGCCCATTAGAGGTCTCCTTTCCTCACCGCCTCGGCGGCCAGATGGTGCCCCTCGGCCTCAAGCCGGGCGATGATAGTGGTCCTCTGACTGAGAGCGGCCTGTCTCATGTAGAAGACCAGGATATTCTTGAGCCGGTCCTGGAACGCCACGATCTGCTCGCGGATCCCCGTGGGAAGCTCGCCCGAGATCCGGACGATCTTGCCCAGAGCCATCTCGGACAGCGCCTCGGGGCTGTGCCCTTGGTGCTGGGTGGTGTGTACCTGGACTGATCCAGGAGCGAGTAGGCTTTCCAGTCCTTGCATCAGGTTTCCCTCGTGCGGATCTGACCGCTGCGGTAGGTATCCTTCCGCTGGCGGGCTTCACCCAGGTTCTTCAGCCGAGCAAGTGCGTCCTGGTATCGGCTATTATATAGCTCCAGGAGATCGCTTTCACCCTTCATGAACGTGTAGGCCTCGACCAGCGTGCCGTAGAGCAACACCTCCTCGGCGTTGTCGCCCATCCAGGAAGTCTCGTCATCCACGATCGAGTTCGGCCGGAAGAAATAATGAAGCTCGGTGGTGTAGCCGCTGTCGGGCGTGGGCCCGATCAGGAAGTTGGCGTCGTCCCACTCGGCGTAGTATCTCGGCTCCCCGGTCGTGGCGGCAGCAGGGTACGCTTCCCTGATGAAGTTCACGTCCTTGTGGGTCAGGAAGACGTGCTCGGAACTTCCGTCGATGATCGCCATCGAGAACGAGGACAGATAGTCTGTCGGCGCCACCAGATACTGGTTGCTGGCCGTCATGGTGCCAGTCGAGTTCTTGCGGAAGTCCTGAAGCTGGGCGTGCTTCAGGATCCGCTCCTCGATTTGGCGAACAAACCTCGGTATCTCCGCGACGAAGTCAGTCTCGTCGTTCTCGGTGTAGGTCTGGACCGCCGCCAGTAGCTGGGTGTAAGTGAGCGCCACGGTAGGCTCCTAAGCGGTGAAGTTTCCGCCCCTGATCGCAGCGCCCATGCCGCGAGCCACGCCCTGAACCGGGCCGCCAGCGGCCTTGCCCTTTTTCTCCTTGGTCTGGGACGCCTTCATGGATTTGAGGACCGACCCCACGGGGTTGGGGTTTTTCTTGGGCCGAATGCCCTGGCCACGCACGTCTTCCTGGAGGTTGCCAGTAACCCTCCCACCGGACTTCATGCACATTCCGCTCTTCAATGCTCGTGACATCGCCATTGCCGTTCTCCTCTAACTGGTGGTCACCGTGACCGTTCCCACAACACCCGTGCCCTCCAGGAGCACGTTATCACCGACTGGCCGCCACCCAAATAGTCCGCGCGATGCGGTCTGGGCGATGTCTGGCCGGGGGTCGAACAGTGCCTGGGGGTCATCGATCGGGATCTCGCCCAACCGAAGCTGGGGATGGTCCACGTCCAGGCAGGTCTCGCATACTCTCAGCCCATTCAGCCGCTGATCCTCGACCTCGCGCTTGAGTTCGTGCAGGTCGTAGCGGAACCCACAGCGATCACAGAAGCCGTAGGCATAGGCACCCTGGGCGTACTTCTTCGTCATAAGGTGTAGTCCGCCAGGGGCACCAAGCTCCAGTCCGCCTTCTCGCGGTCCTCCTCGGAGGCCAGTTGGAACTGCTCGTCGTAGGATCCCTTGAGAGCCGACACACGGTCCTGAACTGACGGGTTCTTCATGGCGATGTAGTAGGCCAGCCCGGCGATCAGCGCCGGCAGGAACCGGAAGACCACGTCGGCATTGTTGGTGTAGGCCCCGGCGTCCTCGATACGTTCCAGATACCAGTAGGCCAGGGTGTAGGTCTGGCTGTCATCCGGCACTGGCCAGAGGGTGACCTGCGGCGCCGCGCGCTGCCGATCAATATAGATCTCGGTAGGCCTGCCCTCGGCCAGCTTCGCCGTGCGATTGGCGTAGGTGGACAGCGAGATCCGCGAGATCTTGTAGTCGGTCTGGGTGTCGGTATCTCCGGAGTTGAGCCGGATCACATGATCCAGCAGGTCCACCACGTCGGTCTCGGTCAGGGTGTACGTCGCCGTGCTGGCCGTCAGCGTCTGGGTGCCGGACTTGACCTTCCAGAGATTGATCCCCCGGTTGGCCCATTCCAGCATCATCAGGTTGAAGCTACGGCGCGCGGTCCTGAGATCGTAGCCGGACCGCATCTCCAGGCCAGCGCGCTCGTACGCCTCCTCGATGATGTCGGTGAAGTCCAGGTCAAACGCTGTGGTGCCGGAAGTCGCCATCGTCAGATCCTATCCAGCCAAGTCGCGCCGACAAGCACTTCACCAAACGCCGACAGGGGAAGGACGGGCCGCGTAACGACCCCCTCGACATCCGCCATTGGATTGGTGGTTGTCGTTACCCCCGGAGCGATACGGGAAATGCCTGTTTGGTTAGCTGTCACTGAAGCACGGCCCTCATCTGTTCGACACGATCGTTGGCCTCGGCCGAGAACTTCTTGGCCGCTTCACGGTCCTTCTTGGCGGCCTTGCGATCCTTGGCAGCCTCCTTGATCTCGTCTTCGATGGCGGCTTTGGAGGCGGCCACCTCCTTCTCGTGCTGGATCTTGGCCCGGGTCAGAGCTTCCTGCTGGGCCTGGAGTTCCTTCTCACGCTCTTCCATGGCGCCACCGGCATCAGCCATTTCCTGACGCCACGCCACCTGCTCGGCCTTCTTGGCCTCCTTGGCGGCCTCGGCCTTGGTGTTGGCGGCTTCGGTGCGGGCGTTGTGCCGATCGAGTTCAGCCTCACGCCGGGTATGCTCGGTCGCCGCTTTCTCCCGGACCACCTGAAGGTCAGCCTGGGCCTGCTCGCTCTCTTTCTTGGCCTTGTTGAGCTTGGCGGTCTGCCGCTTGAGATCCGCCAGGGCCGTTTTCGTGGCCGCCGGGGATCCCAGGGTCTCCATGAGTTCGGCCAGGGTGTGCGTGCCCTCGACCTGAGCATCGACGCTGATCTTGGACAATCCCATGTCTAGCTCCTATGGCTCGCCTGGATGATGTTGAGCGTCACCGATCCGGACGTGTGCGCCGTGATCGCCAACCGGCATGCCACTGGGGGAGCGGCGTAGTTGCCGTCGGCGTTGGCCGACTGGGCCGCGAGGCTGTCGTGGTTGTAGACCGTAGCGTCGGCCTCCACGAACCCCTTGACCAGGACATCATCGAAGGTGTGCTCCACGTCCCAGGTGGCGGTGTCTGTCTGCTCCACGCCCAGGCCGATGGTGAAATCGCCACCGTAAGCGCCCACCGGGATCCACTGGCTCTCGGCGGTGCCGTCCACACCCACCGTGACACCGGCCGCAGAGGCGCCACTCGACGCCACCTTGGTCACCGTCTTGAAGTTCTTGGTGCCAGCAGCGACCCCGGCGTTGGCACCCGTGATGCCCTCGGTCAGGGCTAGGCCCTGGCGATCGGTGCCCGTCACGGTAAAGGTGTCGCCCGTGTCGTCGCCGGCCGACGTGATCGTAACGTGCTGGGGCTGGGTGAAGGTAGTGGTGCCGTTGACGCCCACCTCAACATCGCCGGTCGTGGCGGCCGAGGCGGCAATCGTGGTGATCTGCTTGAACTCGGTGGCACCCATGACCGTGGTGGCGTTGGGCCCGGTAATCACCTCGATGAGATGACCGCCGTCATCTCCCAGACCAGTCACGGTGAAGGTCTTGCCGCTCTCGTCGTTGGCGCCGTAGACCGACACTCTGGTGGGCGTGGCGAACGTCACACCAAGGGCGCCGTCCAAGGTCAAGTTGCTGGCCGACCCGGGCGTCTGGGCAGTAGCGATCCCGTCCCGATCCAAGCCTGACGCCAGAGCGCCGTTCTGGAGGAACTCAAGATCCCCGGCTGCCAGGGTCTGGGTCGTCGTGATCCCGTTGGCGTCAGTGGCCGTGGGGTTGACTGTTACTGCGATCGGGCGTGGCATGGGCCCCTCCTATGCTGCCGTGGGCTCAAGGCTGGGATCGATGGCAGACCCGCCTACGGGACAACGCTAAGCGTGACTTTGAGGATGGGGTCTTCCCAGCGCTCCGGATCCGGGGCTGACATCGGAAAGTCAGCCCCTGCCTGCCGGGACAAGAGCAACTCCGTGGCCTTCCACCTTGTACTGAGTAGTCGCCCCAGCACTGTCGGTGTAGGACACGATGTCGCCCTCGACCGGCCTGTGATCCGTGTTCAGGTCCGAGAAGACCGTTTCTCCCGTACCCTCCAAGACCCAGACCAGAATGGTCTGGAAGAGGGTCATCAGGTCACGTCCACCGTATTGGCGATGCCGATGGCCTTGATGTCCGCAGCCACGGAGTTGCCAGTCTCGCACAACTGGATGATCGTGCTGTCCGCAGCCTCCCAGTCGGTTGCGCCGACTATCCAGCTATCCTTACAGATAACATGGCCGCCAGCCGAGGCGTGAACATCCATGGCCGCCGTCATCGTGGTGCCGGTGGAGTTGGTGCCACTGATGAACAGGCAGTCATCAAAGAGCACCCAGCGATCGATGTCGCCGGAGCCGTC